CCTCAACCTTACGGCGTAGAGATGGTATGTTCCACTTCCATTGTGACTGGATGTCGTTAGCTTCAAGTAGAGTTTCGATACTAATGTCATCCCAATCAATCTTGAGGTTGGGCATGAAGTCATCTTGATAGTTCGAGAGTAGTTGACGCAGAGGTTCAAGCGTTTGTTGTGTGCCGTTAACGTAGTCAAAGCCAAGGTTAGCGATCTCTTCTCCAACAACCTGCTGGAATAGCTTTGATAGTACGTCATCTGCGATGTCCTTGTTCAGAGGATTCTCTCGTGCAATCTTGCGGAACAGATCACGGTATGCTTCTTTGTTGGCAGTGGTCATGCTGTTGTTGTTAGCATAGAACAGTGCCTCTAGTTCTGATGGGGTTAAGTCCTTCTCGTATGTGTTCATCGCATAGTCTAGCGTCTGCTTGATCTTGCGTACATCCTTAGTGAATATCTTATCAGGACAGCGGATACCTTTGTGGTTATCGTAGAACTCTTTGTCTAGTAGAGTACGAACCAATGCTAGTTCCATCATGTGTGTCTCCTCTGGTTGGACTAGGCGTACTCTTTCTTCTTCGTGTACTGCCTGTCCTGTATTTCCTTCTGTAAGTATGCGATCTCACATTGGATCAACTTACGCTCGTAAGCCTCTAGCTTAGGGTGTTGTAGCTTAGCTTGCCATTCTTTTAGTTCTTCTTTTAGGTTACTCATACGATGTCTCCTTCACTCCAGTTGTTGTCCCATGAGTCTTCATTGTATGTTTGACTTAATGCCTTATCAAAGTTCTTGTCAATGATGTAACGGCGACACGCTTCTAACACTTCATCTACTGTCAGGTCAACATAAACTTTACCCAACGGTACACGATTATCTATTATGCCAGTCTTTGGTGTATCTTGCATAGAATGCTCCTTCTGGTGATTTGAGTGCAGCCATCAAGTCTAGTAGCTGCTGATAGGTTATTATGATTAGTTGGTTCTTATCTATAGACTCTTCATACTGACGCAGGAATACAGTGCCATCGTCTCCTAGTATCATCTGTATGTCTTCACACTCATTGTTCTCGTCTAGTGAGGTAATGATAGATGCATCAGGTTCAAACTCTACGGTGTACATTACTTATCCTTTATACATACTAGTTGTGCTTCTTGTGGTACTTGTATCTCCAACTCCTCGAATGCATAAAAGCAATCGTACATAGAAGAGTGTATACCTAGTGTATTAACATAAGGTCTGCCTTCATGTAGGAATACAAGAACCAAGAGCCACTTCATTCTGCCATGTACTCCATCAGTGCATCCCACGATACAGGGTATAGATCAGCCATGGTCAAAGCAATCTTCTGTGCTACGTACTGTGTCTCTACTTGTGTGTCTGCCTTCAAGCGTAGGCTACACATCTTAGCGAAAGCATACAGTGTACCTGACCAGTACCACTCAGTCATCATAGATTGTGGCAGTACCATACGTGCTTGCTCTGGTGCTACACCTTCATCAAGTAGCTGTGTATATACACCTAGCAAAGTAGTGTTGAAGTAAGGTACGTTTGCGTTGCTCTTTACTACACCCTCACTGCCTTGCTTCTTATCAGCGCTACGTCCACGCCATACATCAGGTACATAAAACTCTGGTTCACTATCCACGTAGCGTCTACTGATCTCGTTCCACGGCATGTACTCGTGCTTGACTAGCTGACGTGCTACAAACACTGGAGCTTTGACATGGAATGTAGTGAAGGTGTGGTTGAACGGTGACTTATGTTTGTGCTTAGCCAAGTACTTGATCAAGCGATCATCCTTGTACTGCAACACCTTTGGCTCACCCATGTGTACACGTGGCATGTAGTCTGACTTCTTACCAAAGCTAACACGTGCAGCATTAACTACAGATAAGTCATCGCCCATGTGATCTACGTAAGTTACTTCTATCATACCATCTCCTTAAGTTTTATTATATCAGACTCTACCTTATACTTCAGGTCATCGTCAAGTCTCAATGCTCTTGTGTCTAACCCTGTCCATGACTCTATCTCTCGCTTGTATGCCAAGGTCTTGTGTGCAGCGTCAGGGTCTAACGCTACGATAACTCTGTAAAAACCATCTAACTGTTGCATTTGTGCAACACCTAACGATGTACCTAGGATAGCCATGCCTGTCAAACCTGGCACTAGCTTGGCTGCTACCACTGCGCTGATGACATCCTCTACTAGTATGACTACACCGCTTGGCCTACCTACTACACGTGTATATACATCAGCCTGACCAGAGTAGCGATACCACTTAGGTATAGCACCATCAAGTGCACGGCCTACGCCATCAATCAGTCTACCCTCATGTCGGATAGGGAACACAGTGCGTCGATCCTTTACGTCATACATCAAGTCTTCATTGTCCAAGCCCCACCTGCGTACAAACTTCTTGTGTAGTGTGTGCTCTGCGCTGGGTGTCACAACAAACTCAGGCCATGCAATCAGTTCAACTTCCTGCTTGACTGGTTTGTCACGTGGACGGATGCGCCCCATGATCTCCTCTGCTGTCATGCCAGTAGATGTAGCACCTTTGATCTGACAGCCTAGCTTGTAGCAGTTGTAGACTACAGTGCCATCCTCTTTGGTAGCAGTGAATGTGTTCTTACCACCACACCAAGGACAGGTAGAACGATGTGACATTCCTTCTTTAAGATCAAGGTCTTGCACGTACTTCTTAACGTTGTTATTCATCTCTGTTTCTCTTGGCTAGGGCATTCTTAGCACCAGTAAATGTGTTGACCATGTAAGGTTTGACTGAGCTAGGGTTAGCGTGTCCACTGACTTGCATGATCTGAGCCAGGTCAGCACCACCCTCTACCATCTCAGTGATAGCAGTACGGCGTAAGTCCATGGCTGTAATATCTTTGGGTAACCCTGCTGCGTCCTTGACTTCATTGATAGCTACGTCAATCTTATCTACTGCGTAGGGTATGTATGCTCCTGCTACAGGGTTAGGTCTTGGTGCTACATACTGTTGGAATCCAAAGTCTAGCTCTTGTTGTTCTAACATTTGTAATAACCCATCAGGTACAGGCAAGTGTACATCTGCACCACGTTTACTCTGCGTCAAGTCGATGCGTTTCTCACGTAGGTTTACCTTGTTCCAAGTAAGCATACGCATGTCGCCTACACGTTGACCCCACTCGTATGACATGTGCACGATCAACCCGATGCTACGCCAACGGAAGTCAGAGTATGCAGTGTCAAGGAACTGGTGTACCTGATCACGTGTCCACAATACCTTACGAGGTGTGTCTCTTTCTGTCTTGATCAGTCTGACAGGATCGTTATCCACGATATCAAACCTCATGCAGAACTTCCATGCTGTACTCAGTGCAGCCTTACGATAGTTGGCTGTACGTATGCCCACCTTGAGCCATTGCTGATAGGCTTGGTTAGTATGCTGTGCCTTGAGGGAACTAGCTTGATAGTCCTCCAAGCGTTTGCCATTGACACGTGTAGCTAATACGTAGCCTAGGTGTATCTCGTATTGCTTTTGTGTAGTGCCTGATAGTCTAGCAAAGTGTGAACTGTTAAGGTAGAACTGTATTAGATCACCTACCTTTGCTCTCTTGTTTGGTATTTTCATTACCACTTCCTCCTCACTTTCCAGTATGCCCAACACTCTACACAATGCCCTTTACCTAGAGCTAAGTCAATGAAGTATACGATGTTAGGCTTTCCGTCCTTCTGCCATTGGTGATTCCTGGCGCTGAACGTCTGATTGTTTTGACCTCCTAGTAGTACGTTTATCAGTACGCTCAGTGCTGTCATTACTCTCTTGAGGTAGATTGCCAACCCAGTGTGTAACTTCGTCATGTGGATCATCCTCTTTACTCTCTGTCATGATAGTCATCCTTGAAGGTATCGTATAAGAAGTACGCCATGCCTAGCAAGTACAAAGCTATCAGTGTCTTAGATATGATATACATTAGAACATTGGATACCAGACATCGCCGTTATCCTGTGCCTCCTTAACATGTTTCAGTTCATTGCGTAGATGTTCTACATCATCATAGTTACCCATCCAATCAGCATCGTCAATCTGTTGTTGCAGTTCGTTGTGATAACGATGGATGTTCTTTAGGTTTTCTACATTGTATTTAGGCATTGACCTGCTCCACTTCTGCATACCAGTTCTTGCTTTTAGTTGCTAGCTTGTATGCCTCTGCTCTGTTACCTGTGCTGTACCAACAGATAAGCTTACCATCGGTGTCAAAGAATTGTACTCTGTAAGTCATGCTGCTTTCTCCTTTACATACTCTACTCGTGTCAGTTGATACTTATATGCTACACCATCTAATGCCATACTTTGTACATCAGTTGGGTGATCTAGTCCAACCCATTCATCAGGAATGTGATACTGTATCTGTCCTTTGCGTGTGTCTAGATGTACTTCTACTAAGCCACGCTCTGTGATGTCCCAGCAAAACAAACGTAGATCAAGTGTGCTCTGAAATGTTGTGCGTCCTAGTATAAGTGTGATGGATGCTACTGCGTCCACTATCTCATGTTCTTCCATCTTGTGTCTCCTTGTGCATGTACTTGATGACTATCTTTTTGTTACGGGATATGATGACAACCTTACCATCATCATCATACCCTATGTATTTACCATTATGCTGCATTATGTTCATTGATCAAGTGATAGCGTACATAACGTTGACCTGTCACTGGGTGTGTCTTACGTACACGGTTAAACTTAACGCCGTACTCTTCTAAGTCTAGTATGCGGCGTGGTAGTGACATGATGTTGTACTCCACGATAGCTTCACGGTTTGTAATACTGCCTACAGTTTGTAGGTGTTTCATGATAGTGTCTAGTTGTTTAGTAGTAGCCATGATGTGTCTCCTTTCTGGCTGTATGTTGTCTCCTCACAGTCTACTA